TCCGTTTACAGAGCTGACAAATACTTTCGTATTTCTCGATAAATTTAAAGCCATTTTGCTTTCTCCGTTTACTTTGGAAAGGGTTTGGCTACATTTTTATGTGCCTTACCTGTTTCCTAATATCGTACACGTACTGTCATTTCTCCAATACCTAAAGGAGCAATAACTCCTTCATCTGTACTTATACTTCCTATGGTTAAAGAAGTTGTACTTTGTACTGGCGATACAGTATCGTCATACACTAAATTATCATTATCATCAATGATTCTTTCAATATCTTCTAATAATAATGCTAAAGTTTCTTGAGCATCATTTTCATCATTAATGTATGCTCTAATTGTTATATCTAACAATCTCCATTTGAATTCTCCAGGTTGGTATTCTCTGAATTCATCTCCTGCTACTACGCAGATTTTTGGATATTGTTGTATTTCGTCTAAAAATTTTAAATGTCCGTCTACATTGTTAAAAACATTTGAATTATAAGGAGTATTTCCATCTATTTGTTTTAATTTACCTACAAGTGCATCGACAACTTTTTTACGCTTTGTTCTTATTGTCATTATACTCTCCTAAGTGTAAATTTTGTTTCTAGTTTAGCCGCTGCTAAATCTCTTATACTATTCTCTATTAAAGATCTCGGATCATAATTAGGAGAATACTGTCGTCCTCCTTCAAATACTCTATAAAGTGGATTATAAGTATAATCCATATGAATTTGATTTCCTTTTGGAATTGCACTAACAACACTTACTGATTCTGCAAATCGTCCTGTTCGATTTTCTAGTGTAGGGCGTCCCATATTTTTTTGGACTTCTTTTGTTAGCCTGCTGTTTACAAAAGCTCTTACCATAAAAGCATTTTGCACAGTACTTTCGTTACTCACTCCTTTTTCTAGTTGATTTTGTACTTTTTTAGGTATTTGTCTTATTCCTGCACTTAGTACATTATGAGATTTAAAACCTGTTTTTAAGTTTTTGTTCTTAGTTCTAGAGGTATTGGTTCTATTTTTTAAAGCTCCTCTATATTTTGTTGCATTTTTTGCAATTTTACTTGCATATCTTTTTTGCATTGCAGGACTTAAAACAATACCTTTTGCTATTGAATCTATAAAAGAGTCTGATCCTTCTCTTTCTGCCCATCCTTTGCCACCTTTTTGTCTATTAATTTTGAGTTCTTCTGAAACTATTTTTTTAATTTCATCTCGAATTTTACCAAGGTCTTTTCCTATTTGTGCTGAACCAAATTCCTTACCTCGAGGAAGGGGTCCGTCTGGTCCTACTCCTCCAGATTTTTGAGCTTGAATCTGATTTTCATATGCTGTTTCAAGATTAGTAATAATTCTAAATGATCCACTAGGATTATTTATCATTCTTCCACCTTTGAAAGTTACATAATCATCTATAGCTTTCATTTCTATTTTATAATCTTTTAGTCGATTATTTACTGTATTTTTTATTTTTTTAATTGTAGGACTAATTATTTCAATGTCGTCTAAAGAATCTATTGAGCCTTTTAATGCGGCTCCTTTGAACCCTCCAATCGCATCCTCATGTCCTATATCAAATACAGCTTTGTAGTTTTCTGAACCGCCTATACTAGTTCTTCCAAATTTTCCTAGTTCTTCAAAAAGAGCTTTTCCTTCTCCTTTTGAAAATGTCTTTTTTGCAATCTCTGTATGGTAGTTATCAATAACATCATAAATTTTTTGTTCTTGTCCTTCTTTTAAAACAAGTTCAATTACTACATCTTTTCCCTTTTTTGTAACTGTTTGACTGTAGTTAGAGAATTCTTTTGTAGGAAGTTTACCCCATTCTGCAATAAAGCTTTCTGCTACTTTCTTAATTTTTCTATCAAATTTTTGGTCTGCAAAAACTAATCCTGATGTTCTTTCTCCTGATGGAAATGTTCCTGCTTTTTGTGCTTTTTTCACAAAAGATTCTGAAATCTCTATCTTTTTTAATTGATTAACTGCCTCATTATAATTTAAATTAAATACATGAGAATAACTTTTAAAAAATATTCTATAGTTTTTGCCTTCAAAAAATAGTTTAAATATTATATCTAATTCACTATTTAAATTATTTAATGCCATCTATTTATGAATCTTATAGAAATCTAGTATTCTCTTAATATGGTCTGGAAATCCTATATTTTCTCTTAGAGTTGTGGACACATTATTCTGTATCGAGGCTCCTGCTATTGCTAGTCTTTCTTTTCTTTCGTCTTTTAAGTAATATTTTACTAAATCAAAACATGCTAATTTTAAATCCTCTGGTGTAGTTGCATACCCAGAGGTATAAACTACTTTTACTGCTTTTCTTCCTTTTGGAAAAGCTTTGTCACTCATGTCGTCTGTTCTAAAAATTGAATCCACTGTAGTGTCGACAATATACTCATATTTCCCACTTCCATCTGAATTTTCACTAATTAGTGTTACATAACTTTCTGATTGACTTTGTCTTTCCTCTACGGATACAACAGTATTTAATGGACTTTCATCTACCATTATTGAAGTTGTATAAGTATCTTTTATATCAAAGTACTCTGTTTTATTTGTTGAGTAATAATCAATAAAACTTGTGCCACAGTAAGTTTTTACTGCTTGGCTTATGGCTGGCACTATTACATTAATTTTCGCATCTTCAGTTACTCCCTGAATCCCTGCGAAGTCTTTATACTGTTGTAGTGTTATTAAATTTGCCATAGTTAAAAAGGGGGAGTGTTAAGGTACACTCCCAAAAACCATGTTACGTTAAGGGTTATCCTTATGCTGATTGGTAAGCTAATGCCCACTTAGAAGTAGCACCATCGATTAGATCGGTGAAGCCAATTCTTTGTGAAGCAACTAGTACTCTACGCTGGTTAGCAACTTCGTAATCGGACTCAACGGTTACACCGCGTAGTCTTGGCATTACGTAGTTTCTAGTGTATACAGCAACTGCACCATAGATGTCAGCAGCTTTAGAAGCGAATTCGTCACACATTAGTACTCTTGAACCGAATACTTGACCAATTTCACCACTTAGCTTAGTAGCCATATCACCAACTAAGTTAGCATCTTGGAATTCAGCATCTTCGAGTAGGTTATAATACACGTCTTGTGACACGATATAAACTACGTCGTTTGGATTGATTCCATATTTACCCATATTTTTTCTCATAGCGAGAAGATCAGCTGCGGTAACTGCGTCACTAGCTGCGAAACCACCTGTTCCAACTACAGACTCATGATTGTCTGAATCAGCTGCTGCTAATAGACCTTCAAATGCGCCTGAAGTGTAAACACCATTATCGTGGTTACCTGCTAAGATTGCATTTTCAATACCTCTTGCATGTGATCTGACCATAGATTCTCTGATCAATGGTAGAATTGGCAAGATTGCATCTTCTTCTGTCTCGTTACCTAAGTAAGATTGAGAAATAAGCTTCACGGTTGAAAGAGTTCTTTCAGCCAAGTCAACGCCACCATAAGGAGCACCAAATGTGTCGCCTCTTTGAGCTAAGTTACCGTGTGGGCTTGAACCTGAAGCTGTTTGAGCTGAAGCGAATTCAGCATAACCGCTATCTGGTAAGATTGGGATAATCATGTTTGCAGAAGTCATAGTAATTTCTCTAAAGAGAGGTGCTAGAACTAATTCATTTTGAATATCTCTTTCAATGTTTGTTGAAACAACTTGCTCAAAGTCTGCTGAAGAAACGCCAACACCTGAATGTGCGTTAACTTTTTCCATTAAACTCTTAGCCATATTGTTTTCCCATCCTTTACCAGTAGCTAAACCAGCAAATTTTGCGTCTAGAATATCTTGCTCAAATTCTTTTTTCCAGTCACCGTTAGATGTTCTGTCTGAAAAATGTCTTTTGGATTCTCTGATATTCATGATTTCTTCTGATTTCTCAGAAAGTTGAGCCTCAAGAGATTTAACAACTTGTTCTAAATTAGAATAGTCTTCTTTTACTCTTGATTCTACATCATTCATTAATTTTTCAGCACCAGTTAGTCCTGCTTGAACGATAGTTTTTTGCTCTTCCTGTTTTGCTTCCTCGGAGGCTTTAAGAGATTCAGCTTCTGCTTGTGATTTCTCAGCAGCTTCTAAAGCTAATTTCTCTTCAGCAGCCTTCTGCTCGGCTTGTTTCATTGCATAGCTAGCAACTGCTTTTTCAGCAGCTTCAGCGGCAAATTTCTCAAGATCGAACTCAGGTGCTACAGGAGCTTGTTTTTCATTTGACATATTAGTCTCCATTTCCTGGGCGTCTGCCCTATTTGACTGCTCAACTTCAACAGCGTCTGCTGAATCATTTGAGTTAGTCTTGTAAAAAGTTTGCTTATACTTGTTGTAGTCTTCCATAGAATCGAATGACTTGCTTAATCCAAAGGTTGCCCCTTGGTTGCATGGCACTGAAACTACAGACACTTCGAAAAGTTCCGCGTCCTTTATTTTATATCCATCGGTTTCTGTCATATAATCAGCGTCCTTGACTTTGAAACCAACAGAAAAAGCTCCAAGGACACCGTCTTTAATTAATTGTGTTACATCACCAGCAGCTTTTGAAATCTTTGCAGAAATCTCTAGTCCGTTGTCTGTAACTGTAATATCTTTTGCTCTACCAATAGGTTTATCATAGTTATGATTAAACAAGATAATAGGATTATTTTTAAAGTTTTCTAATCCTCCTTTTGCCCAAGCATCTGCTTCGATAATATCTCCAGCTCTGTCTAAACCATTCGTGCTTGCTGATCCTTTAATTTCAACTCCACCGTCGTCGGTGTCACCTAATGATTTAAATGTACTGGTCCAATGGAAGATCTTATTTGACATCTTTTTTCTCCTTTTTCGGTGCTACTTTTTTAGGAGCAGCTTTGGGAGCAGGGGTTGGTTTTGGTGTCAGTTTAACTGGATGACGTAAATTCATTGCAGATAATACTCGATTCCAAGATCCAAAGGCCCTTCTTAAAAGATAGTCTTTTACTGGTACATCATTACCAAATCCTTTGTATTCACTAAGAGTTACAGTTTTCATGTCTTTCTTAGTTAAAAAGTCAGATAATGCTTTTGCCATCATATCTTTTGTCATATTAATTTTCCTCGCTTGGTGGGGTCTCGACTGGTCTGCCACCTTCTTCTGGATTTACTGCTGATCCTGCTATATTTGCAGGAACTCTTGGGGTATCAAAACCATTTACTGGTTCTTTGCCTAGAGCCTCTCTTGCTTCATTGGCACTTAAGATGCCAGTATTTACGAGAGTTGCGTAGTACGCTGCTTGATCTCTAAGCTCTGGTTGTAAAGCAGGTATACCTGTTACATCCTCAGAGATAGTGAAACCAAAGAAACGCTCAACAGCGTATCCAATTTTTCTTACTATTGGTAAGATTGTTTCTAAATAATAAAGTCTATGGTTAGGTCTTATGTTTGCATTGTTGCCACCATCTAGTAAAATAGGTGGTATTCCCATAGCCTCTAGTATAATTCTTTCGTTTGCTTTTATTGATTCTTGAAAGTCTAATTCTTTGAAATTAATATTTGTAAGACTATCAACTTCTAATCCACCGTCAAGAATAAGTGGGCGTCTTCCGCCTGTGTTTGGATTATATCGTACACTCCATGCTTGTAACATTCTTTCTTTAATTTTTTCAGAAAGTGTATTAGGTGACTTAAGTACTAATCCTGGTACTGCTCCATTTTTAAAGAAGTTATCTTGAAAGTTTCTCATGCTAGCTAATAGTTGCATTGTTCTAAATGCTGGTTTTAGTCTAGGAACTCCTCGATAAATGGAATTAAAACTGTTTTCTTTTATATGTATAATCTCATTTACTGAATAATCAATGCTATTATCATATACGAACTTTTCAATATAAGTATCTGTATCACTATATATTGTCATTTTATCTGCTGGAAGATGATACAAATGAGCACCATCAAAATAAATAAATATATTTCCATCGATAAGTAAATCTATTACAAGATTTCTTTTAAAAGTGTTAATATCCTGAAAAGGATTTGGTTCTTTATTTACGAGTACATCAACTTTTGATCTACGAATATTTTTTATAATATTGTTGATTCCAATAGTTTGATCTCCAATTTGATACGGAATATCCGATACATCATCAACAATCATATTTACTGCACGGTTTACAATTTCTAATTGTTCATAAGCATTTCTATAATTTGTTACGACTTCACGAGAGTCAATTGTCATACCCTCGTTTCGAGATATTACGTATTGTGCAGGGTTGAGTTTATCCTCTACGTCTGCTCTACCTATAAATCTATCATACCATGCCATGTTTGTCTCTCTGTATCTCGACCCAATTATGTTGTTTCTTCGCTGTGATCAATTTGGGTCGTTTTCCGTAAATTGAATGTAATCTCAGATGATGGTTATGGCAAAGCGTAACCGTGTATTCATACACCTTTTCTTTGTTCTCATCAATAAAGGATTGCCGAAGCTCTAGTATATCTTGCTCATTCTCTATAGTTATATTTTTATGTTTTAACCAAGTTTCTAGCAGTTCCGTTAATCCGTAGTAATGATGAAAATCTAAATCTTTAGTCTCTCCACAAATATAACAATTGCTTGTTTTTTTGTATTTCGACTTAGCTTTGTCTCTTACATATTTAACTAAATCTCGCTTTAGGTTCATATTTATACTCTTAATTAGAATTATACCAAAAAGTCACACCATAAGTCAAGAACTGTTTTTCAGTAGGTATTCTCAAAATGAGGTCATGCTCGTTTCGAATGAGTATAACGCGTATCTTATAGCGTCAGCCATGTGAGATGCCATATCGTGTTTAGGTTTTTCTTTTAGTAAATTTGGGTTAGGGTCCCATTGATATTGATCTAACGCCATCAATGTTTCCATGCATTTTTGATCTACAATGAGTTGGTCATTATCTACGACTCCAGCTACTTGTCCTATTCCATCTAGTACTGATTTCTTTGCATTAAGAGTACTAATATCATAATTTTGTGCAAAATCGTAACGAGTTTGTTGAGCTGCAGAGTCAATATAGATATAATCAATATCCCATTTTTTAATCAATTTTTGAATTTCTTTTGCGTGTTGTTCTGTTGTTCTTTCTGAGTTATAGTACTCATCTACAATATAATATTTTTCAGTGTCCCAATCATACGCTACAACACAGAGCGCAGTAGGATCTTTATAACCAACGTCAAGTCCTGCAAATACATCCATACGACTTGTGTCAAATTCACTTAAATCTGATACACATTCTTCATGGTTAAATTTCCAGATTTGCCCTTCAAATACATTAAAGTCTGCCATGTATTCCTGATTAAACTCAGCTTCAGACATTGTCTTTTTTGCTTCTATAATATCTTGTTCGGAAACTCGTGGATTTTCGTGGTAAGTTGCTTTTATACTACACCATTCTGGAAACTCTTCTGAGAATCCTCGATAGTAAAACTCTGCAAAGTAATTATTTCTTCCTCGTGGAGTAGAAATAAAAATAGCTTTTGAATTTTCTTTATCAAGTGTTGGCCGTAGTGCCACATTGAATGCATCCCGTCCGTCTGTAAGTGCAGCTTCGTCGAATATGATAAGATCATATGATCTACCAACTACAGAGTCTACCTGATTAATGGAACCCATTCTTATAGTAGATCCATTAGATAGTTCTATAACTTTATCTTTTGCGTTATCTCGTGTAACTTCTAAGTCAAAATGTTTTATAAGATTTCTTTGAAGATCAAAAGATATTTGAGATAATGAATAGTTGGGAGACATTAGTAGAACGTTTGCTCCTGGTACTAGACATACCAGTTGTCCTATAATGTTTGAGATATATGTTTTTCCTTGACGGCGTGAGACAGCCGCGCAGACAAAACGATATTTAGGATTATTGATGGCATTTATAATTGCCGTTTGTGAACTGTTGGGCTCGATCCCTAACAGATCAAGATACCCTTCGATAGGGAGTTTTATGAAACGACTTTCTGGATTTATTTCCATTAAGTAGTCAGGGACAATATCTGAGCGGCTTATTTCGATCAATGTAGAGTCTCTTTGTTAAATAAATTAAAAGGGTCGTCGGATTCAAACATTCCGTACTCTTTGGCTAATTGTAATAGATATAAGTAACCACCACAAAGATCCATGTATTCACGCTCTCGTTGAGTTCGTGTTAAACCTCGTTCTTCTCTGCGTTCTGCATTTCTTAGTTGTTCTATAGCGTACATAGACAAGCCATCTAGCCAGGCTTCTCGTTTGTCTATCACTTTGGGTACTGTCATTATTTCCTTCGTTTAATTCCTCTAACATATTTTTGGGATTTAGGTGGCATCTTTTTAGAACCACCTTTTCCTGCCCAAAATACTTTATTTGCCCAGTAGGCTGCAGAAGATTTGCCTTTTGCAATATTTCTTCTGTGTCTCGCTTTGAAACTCTTTCTGGCTTCAGGACTGTAATTGTGCCCCATGCCTTGCGCTCCAAAACGAATAATTTTTACTTTACCACCAACGCGAGTTGCAACGACTGCTTTTTTAGTTCGGTGCTTGGGAGTTCTTTTTGGTTTATTTAACCTTGTTAGTCCTGCCCTTTTTAATCTTGCTTTTTCGCTTTTTGTTAGTGCCATTATAAAAAATGTCCACGACTCTATTTAGTCGTCCTGCTTTCATTAAGTCATGAAAGTCTTTATGAATAATATTTATCTTCCTCTACGTGGTAAAATTCGACCTGCACCTTTTTTACCAAAACGTGCTTGTTTTGGATTTACTGTTTTGCCGAATCTTGGACCTACGCCCTTTGGAGCTGCACCATAAAAACCACCTGCGGTAGTCATTGGAGACTTAGTATTCACGTAAGTTCCTGCTGCAGAATTAAGATCTCTAGTAAGACCTCTTTTTAATTTGTGTTTTTGTAATTTAGATGTTCCGTGTCTGCTTGGTCCAACTAAAAATCCACCTTGTCTTGCCATTTTATTGTCCTATGCTTTCAATAAGCTCTTGGCATTTCTGCCCGTTGTTCAACTTTTCTCTAATTTGTCGATTAAGTTGTAATTTATATTCTAGTGCTATTAGTAATTGTTTTGACATTCCTACTACACTTAGAATTTCTTTAATTAGATTTTGTTTGTCAATCATGCTAGTCCTTATACGACTTAGCTAAGATATTTTAGCTTTTAGCTTTTTGTTTCGCTTCTATCATTTTATCTTTGATATCCACTTTACCGTCCCAGTTTTTATCTTCTCCTGAAACTATGGCACATAGTTGTAACCATTTAATTTTTAACCATTCTACCATTTTCTTCCTCGTATTGTTTTAATAGTTTATAATAATTTTGTCGAAGTTTGCCTCGAGAAACTTTTTCTAAAGCCCAGTCAACAAATTGACGTTCTTTATCTCTTTGTTCTTTTCCTTCCTCTTTTTGCGATTGTTCGAACATTTGTTGGTCTTCCGCCTACTCCTTGACTTACTGATCTTTTTCTTCGAACAGCAGATTTTCT